ATAGATTTCAAAAAATGTGTGTGGTGGACGAAATGTTGCATATTAAGGCTTTAGTGAACAAAATGTTTCATTTAGCCTTTTTACTGAACAAAATGTTTCATAATGCATCTTTTTGTTCATTACTATAATTTTATTAATAATCTATAAGTCTTTTATATCTATGACGCAAAAAAGGGAACCAGGATGATATGCTCTGGTTCCTATAATTTTTCTATGATATTTAGGTTGCAGTTGAATTGGAATTCTACAGTGTGTTTGTCGATTACCTTAATGCAGTTTAGTAGTGTTCTCATAATTTGTGAATCTAGCAGGTCAACTGACTCATCACTTAAGATGTCATTAATTTCCTTTAATTGTTCTTTTCTCATGTAGTCTGTTGTGTTGCTATCTTCTAGGTTTTTCTCTTCTTCTTCTAGTTGTCTAACCATCTTTGATAGTTCATCATATTTTTGGTTATATTCTTCTGCGCTAATTGCTCCACATTTCTTGTCTTTAAATAATTCAAGTATTTGTTTTCTAGTTTCAGTCAATCTTTCCTTAACGGGGGTCAAATCTGCGATATTTTCTGCTTTTAGTTCTTCATTGATTGATTCTCTTACTGTCTCCAGAACATCTGACAAATCCCCTGAAAAGCGTGTTACAACTCTTTTGTATGCTTCTAGGATATCCACTTCTTTTAATGGTAACATTTTGCATTTACTAATATCCTTTTGGTGTTGTATGCATACCCAGGTTGGTACGAATTCTCCACTTGCTACTGATCTACCATATCTTCTAAATTTACTTCCACAATCCCCACATACTAATAATCCACTTAACGGATATTTACTTGAGTATTTACCTTTTCCAGTATTTACTGAACTTCTTAATTTGGTTCTTCTTTCTTTTTCTACTTGAACCATATCAAACAATTCTTGACTTATAATTCCAGGGTGGCTATTTTGTACATGGTATTGTGTTCCTTGTCCAACATTCTTTACTCTAGTTTTACTTAATACATCTAGCTTATATGTTTTACCTAGAATGGCATTACCTGTATATTTCTCATTTGCTAACATCCCTAGAATTGTACTTGGATTCCATTTTTGTCCACGTCTAGGTTTAATCTCTTGTTTATTAAGTTCATCTGCAATTTGTCTTATTGTCTTACCTGATAAATAATCAAGAAATACTTTTCTTACAATTTTTGCTTCATCTTCTACTACAACATATTCTTTTCCTACTTTGTCATATCCTATAAACGTTTTATAGTTTAATGTTACTTTACCATCTTTGAATCGTTTCTGATATCCCCATTTTACATTGGTTGATATTGTTCTTGATTCTTGTTCTGCTAGTGCAGCAAGTATTGTAATTAGCACCTCACCATTTGGTGTCATTGTGTCTATTCCTTGAGTCTCAAACCACACACTTACTCCTAGTTCTTTTAGTTCTTGAATGTAGTGTAGGGTGTCTACAGTGTTTCTTGCGAATCTTGATATTGACTTTACTAGTATTCTATTAATCTTACCTTTTCTACAGTCTTCTATCATTCTCATGAACTCTGGTCTTTGTTGTGCCTTTGTACCACTTATCCCTTGGTCAGCATATCCTTCCACATAATTCCACTCAGGTCTTAGTTTGATATAGTTTTCGAAGTATTCTCTTTGTTTTTCATATGACTCTTCTTGTTCATTCATATCAGTGGATACTCTGGCATAATATGTCACATTTTCCTTTTGGATCATCTCCGATAGGTTTGCCCTTAAGGTTGCAGGCATTACGGTAACGGTTCTTACTCTTTCTTCCATTTTCTATTCCTCCTTAACTATTTCTTTGTTGTTTATTTTTCCAACCTTTCTGATTACCTGATGGTCCATTAGTATACTTTCTTGATATGCTAATACCATTTGTAAAGCAGAATGTTACTTGGTAGTTATCTATGATGATTTCTTCTATAAACTTGTTTACTTTAGTTTCATCAAACTCATCAATCTTTACAAAGTCACTCTTGGTTACACCCCTCATTAGATGGTGGTTTAATTCTTGAGTGTTTTCTTTTATCTCAGCTCTTACCTTTTCTACCTCATTGTTATAGTCAGTTATTTCAATTAGGTGATTTACTCTTAAGGCATTTAGTTCAGTTTCTTCTGCAATTAGTTCTTCGATTCTTCTTTTGATTTCAGTTACTATTTCATTGTCTGGCTTTGTTTCTATAAATTCGTTATAGACTTCTACAAACTTTTCTTTTAGTACATCATCTACAATTCTTGAACTTGTACATACTTTTCTACTGTAGTTGTTTTGATGGCTACATGACCATATTGCCTTACGCCACGGTTTGTCTTTTGCGGTAAACTTATGACTGTACTTATGTCCACAACATCCACAAGTAATTAATCCTGTAAATGGGTATGGTGGAATTTTTTCTCTTCCAATTTGCTCTTTACTACATCTTTCGTAGATTATTCTTTGTACTTTATCGAATACTTCAGGCTCTATTATAGGTTCATGTGTATTTTCCATATAGTACTTTGTTAACTCTCCATGATTTGTATATTTCATTCCATCTTTGTTATAGGACTTTTGTGTTAGTGAACATCCTTTGTATTTTTCATTCTTTAGAATATAACTTATGGTACCTCTACCCCATTCGGTTGTTCCTTTAGTGTTTATGTATCCTTCGTTTTTTAGGATTAGTGATATTGGTGCAAATCCAAACCCTTGCAAGTATAGTTCAAATATTCTTCTTACAATTTTAGCTTCTTCTTCATTTACTATTAAGGTATTGGTGTCTTTATCCATTGTGTATCCTAGTATTCTACATCCTATTGTCATGTATCCACTTTCGAATCTTTTTCTTACAGCCCATCGTTGGTTTTCTGAATATACCCTTAAGTCATTTTCTGCAACGGCGGCAGCAATGGTTAAGAACACTTCTGCACTTGGATCAAAGGTGTCAATGTTTTCTTTTTCGAATACCACCTTTACTCCTAAATCCCTTAACTCTCTTACCATTTCTAATAATTCAGTAGTATTACGTGATAGTCTTGATACTGACTTGGTATAGACCACATCGAACTTATGCTCTTTAGCATCTTCTAGTAGTTGGTTCAATTGTGGTCTTTTTGCAAGCCATCTCCCACTTATTCCCCAGTCTGAATATATTCCAACATATTCTAAATTTGGATTTCTTTCTATCAAGTCTTTATAGTATTCAACCTGGTAGTCATAACTGTGTAGTTGTGCATCTGATTTCGTTGATACTCTAATGTATGCAACTGCTCTTTTCATAGTAGTTTACCTCCTTGTTTTATACACCCAAATCGTTTACGGACTCGAATGCAACAAAACAATACCGCAAACCATTTTTAATATCTAGTGATTAGTTGAAAGAATTTTAACTTTATTTCTTTCATCGATTTTTCTTTTTTGTTCTTCAGTAATGTGGCCTTTAAGCCATAGTTTTTCCACTATGGCTTTAGCCAACATAAGTTTAAGTTCCTTATTTTCCACTTTCTTCACCTTTACCAAGTTGCTTGATAATTTGGTTAGCACCTGTTGCAGTTAAGCCACTTGCAGCACCGATTACTAATGCTACAAATATATTAGGTGCAGAAATCAAGTCTGGTGTTAAATAAAAACAACCGATACCTAGAATTGCTCCTAGTATAGCGGCTGTTAGTGGAATAAATCTTTTAAACTTTTCGTTCCCATCTAGTGTGTACTTAACAATTTCAATTGTCCAATACACGATTGCTGCGATTGCAGGCACACTAATTAATTGTAAATAATCACTCATATTTTTACCTCCTTATAGTGATTTATGCTTTGACCTTAAAGTCTATAGCTCTTAATGAAATTGATGACGAAGTTGTTGCACTAGCTTTATCGTAGTAATGTGCGTCTAATGCAATTGATCCGACACTTTCTTTAGTAAATGTTCCAACTGTTGATGATGTTGCATTGAATCCTATTGTGTATCCTTCTGGAATTGTTAATTCATCAATTGCTTGAGACCATTTTTCTGATGCCACAACTTGTCTTGTAATTGTTTGGTGTAATGTCCAAGCTGATGGTAGTGGGTTATCCAAGTCTACTAGATATAAATTCAATTTCATCGATGTACCTTGGAATGTTTTATTTACACCTACAAATATTTCAGTTAATGTTTTACCTTGTAATAATTCAATACTTTTTGCACCATCAAGGACAAAGTACTGCGCTCCTAGTAATGATGATAATTCCCAACTATCATGAGTTGTATTATTGGCTTTCTCTAGTACATAATAGTCTGACATAGCATTAACCTTAAATGTACATGTTGCTTTATAGTTACCGTCTTCAGTTGTAACTGTTACTGTTGCTTCTCCTTCCCTTAAGGCATTTACAACACCATCTTTAACTGTTAATACTTCCTCATTTGAACTTTCCCAGTTTAAGTTTTGGTTGGTTGCATTTGTTGGGTTAATTGTTGCAGTTAAAGTCATTTGTGTACTTTGTTCCATTTCATAAGATGTGTGATCTAGTGATACGCTTTCTACTGAAACACTTTTAGCAGCCACTTCAACTGTACATGTTGCACTAAATCCACCATCACTTGTTTTAGCTGTTATTGCTACACTTCCTTCTGCTTTGGCAGTTACTAGTCCATTGTTAACTGAAGCTATGTTAGTATTATTTGAACTCCATATTACTCCTTTATTAGATGCATCGGTTGGTGAAACTATTACTGATAATTGTTCAGTGCCTCCTACGACAATTGTTGTTGATGTTTTATTAATTGAAATGCCTGTTACTGATATTGTTTTAGTTTCTAAATTGTAATAAAGTTTTCCTAATTCAATTTCAAGATATTTAACTATCAAATCAGTACCTGCCGCATTTGGATGTACATTATCACTTGTATATGTTTCTTTTGTAAATGGTGTAATCCCACAAAGTTGCATATTAATTGGAATCCATCCAAAATATTTTGCTCCTTCATATATTGCTTCATCATACATTCTATTAGTATCAGTTGTTCCTTCTGGTACTTTTAATTTTGATGGAGTAAGACTTGTCCATTCTCTAGTTAATACTACTAGTGTTGCTTTTGGAGCATATGTGTGTACTAATTCAGCAATATACCTTAATGCACCTTTGAAACCATTCCTATCTGCATAAGTTCCTAATACTCCACTTGTATCTTTTGTTTCTAAATCATCAAATGTTCCAAGTGGTGAATATCTATAACTTGCATCGTTATGTCCACCCCACACAATTACCAAATCTGGTTTAGTTGACATGTTTGCAATTGATTCTGCTTTTTTACAAATACTTATGTCTGTTTCTCCATTTGCTGTATAGTAATATGAAGAAAGTGGAATCCCGCCCTGTGCTTGAACAGTTAAGTTCCATCCTAGTTTTGTGGCAAGTACATTTGCCCATCTAGTTGATGTAGTCATACCTTGACCGGCGGTAATGCTATCTCCTAAACACAATACATTTAAACCTTTTATTGAACTAGCATTTAAGATTATGTCTCCACTTCCAAGTATGCTTTCTCCATTTATTGTTTTAATGTTTGTTCCACTAACTAATTTATCTTGTTTTTTGGCTAAATCACTATTTTTAGCATACTCTGATAAATTAACATTTTGGTTTTCATCACTTTCAGTTTCAACTTTTATATCTCCACTGCCAATTATGCTTTCTCCATTAATTGTTTTAAATGATGGAAGATTAGCAAGTGATTCATAATCAATTTGTTTATCTCCATCTTTTGTTCTTATTTTCTTTATGTAGTCACTCATTTAGTCCTCCTATAATATTAATACTCCATCACTATCCACAATAGGTTTATAGTTTTGAGCTGATGTTAGTTTAAACACTAATACCTCATTTTCTATAGTTGCATATATTGTTCCTGAAGTACCATTGTCTCCTTTTTCTCCTTTATCACCCTTATCTCCTTTAGGTCCTGGATCACCTTTATATCCACGCTCTCCTCTTATTCCTTGTTCTCCTTTTGGTCCTTGAATGCCTCGAGGTCCTATTTCTCCTGTGTCACCTTTGTATCCACGTTCTCCTCTTATTCCTTGTTCTCCTTTGGGTCCTTGAGTTCCCTGTGGTCCAATATCACCCTTGTCACCCTTATCTCCTTTAGGTCCTTTAATGCCTTGAATACCTTGAGGACCTATTTCTCCTTTTTCTCCTTTAACATATCCAGCATTAAATTCTTTTCCATTCTCAAGGGTTAAAATTAAAAAGCCATTATCATCAATAACAGCTTTTAAGATTTTTATATTATTAATTTCATCGAGCAATTTCTCATATAGTGATTTTTCTGGTTGTTCATTAACACTTATACTACCTTCATAAATAGTGTACTTTAACATATTGGTTGGAAGTGTTTTGCCATTTTGGTATCCTGTTACCCCAATCCATAATATTCCTTCATCTTTAAGTAGTCTTGATGGTACAACACATTTATTGTCTATGATTGTAACGTATTCTACTTTTCTTTCATCATTATATAGCATTGCGGTTTTAGTGTATCCATCCCACTCATCACTAAATGTAAACTCAACATCTATAGAATTAATTCCACCGCTTGTAATGAGTGGTTTTTCTAAATAATCTAAACTTGATCCATTTGCTATTATCTTTATTTTAACTGACATTTTACCTCCTTTTATTAGGTATGAAAAAAGGCACTTAATTTCTTAAGTACCCTATTTCGATTCATAATCGATACCATTAAATATATATTTCCAAATGTTCCTTTCGGCTTCTGATAGCATTTCATTGGCATCGATATATTCATCAGTATCACCGACATCTGCAAATATTAAATTTAAGTTCCATCTTAATTTATGTATAATATATAATTGGTGGAAACTATCTTCATACCTTTCTCTTACTGCTTTATCACTAGTATCTAATCCTTTTGGTTTTATTTCAACTGGCATACTTTTATCTCCTTTCTTTAGGTCAAGCAAAAGTATATACTAAAAAACTAATATATCCAGTGAAATGTTTAAGAATGTGAATTTTGTTCTAGTAAATAATTATATAGTTCTTCTCTGATGTCATGATAATCTTTTAGTGCTTCTTTTAGTTCTCCATTAGTTCTACCATCTCTTATTGCAATTGCATTAGCATAGGTTAGTTTTCCTATTGCATCAATCGATTTTAGAATTAGGATATTTTCTTTTCTTCTAGCATCTTCCTTTTTCTTATCTTCATCTTCTTTCTTTTTGAAAAATCGTTGTAGGAAGAATAGTGTCATTCCACTAATTACGCTACATACGATACTAATTATTGTTGCTGTCATTTTATTCCTCCTACATGATTTGCTTATAATAAATTTGATAAGTGATTCCACTCATGCTACTTGCAAGTTTTTCCGCAAATGCTTGTTTACCATTAACGTCTGTACCAGTTGTTGCATAACCACCACTTTCAGTTACATATAAATTAATCTTGAATTGTGATGATGACATATATGATACTTTAAGTCTTGCTGTTCTATACCAGGCGGCTTCATGAGCATTTGCATTATAAATATGATTTGCTCCTGTAATATAATCATTATTGTATCTATAATCACTATTAAGTCCATTATATGCATAGGAGTTAACTACAATTATATCTGAAAATGAAACTGCGTGTCCTCCTACTTGAGAATTTTGGTCATCAATTACAACTTGGAAAATATATGTTCCATATGATAAGTAGTTTGATGTATTATAAGCTGTCCAACTACCTGATAGTTTTGTTGCAGTTGCTGCACTACTTGCCGATGTTGCCTCATCTGCCCATTCTGCGTGTCCAACAATTGTCCCACCTGAACGAAGTTGACTTTCAAGTGTATTTAAATTTTGTTGTGTGATAGTTGCTTCTTGAGCTGTCCCTGCACTTGTTGCGTAATCGGCTTCATCCGCGTGACCTGCATTTGTTGCACTATTTGCGGTATCAGCACTACCTGCACTTGTTGCATAATCGGCTTCATCTGCGTGATCAGCATTCATTGCGTTAATAGCAGCTTTTGCTATTTTTGCTTCAGTTGCTTCAGTTGCTGTTGCTGCATTTCCTGTTATATCGATTGCTCCAATACCATATAATAGTTCGGCTGGTACTCCTGTTACTTTAATCTTTACTGCCGATGTACCATTAAATGATGCTGATTCCGCATCAAGGCCATTAATACCAATACTACGTGATGTTCTTAGTTTAACAGTTTGAGCTGATTCAATTGGAATTTCTACAAGTGTTCCATCTGACTTTTTATATTTAGCTTTATAAACACCTTCAGTAGTGGTTTCTACAAACACTAAAGAATTTATTTTAGTAACATTGCCTTCTGAATCTTGTACTTCCATTGGGCATCTTATTTCATATAAGAACTTTTCATTTTCAGCTAATGTATTAAATATGTCTGGTGTTACTTGGTCAGTAGCAACATAATTACTTTTTGGTTCTACCCAATTTGCCATTTTTCTATTCCTCCTTTGTTACTTTTCTTCCTCTAGTTTCTTGTTTCAATCCACCATCGAAAGTAATCTTGTTATATTCACATGTAAAGTCATTAATGTCACCATATTGATCTCTACATTTATATTTGTTTCCAACCTTTATAGTTGGACTTCCTCTCCACACGCTAGTTACAACTCCTTCTCCTGCTTTCATTCTTGCAAGAAGTGTTTGTGCTAGTTTTTTTGCTTGTGTACTTGATTGAATTAATTGTGTTGATGGATGCTTATATTCAAATGTTCCATAATCTCTAACACTATCATCATCTTGTATAGTTAAAGTCTTATATGTAACATCGATTGCATTTCCTTTAACAGTTAATGTTCCTTGTCTTTGTTTGTCTTGTTCATTTGCTAGTGTTACTGTACATGCATTAATACCTGCTTGAAAGTTTGATATTGTAATGTTTTCACTATTAATTGATATTTCTGCATAAGCAATGTCTAGGTTAAAGTCTAATGTTACTTCTACAACTTCTCCTGCTTTTAATGTAATCCAGGTTGATGCGGCTTCTACCACATCTTCTGAAATTTCTACATCGCAATATTCAACTGCTATTCTATTTGCGAATTCAGTTAGTAGAATGTTTGATGAATAACTAAACATATTACTAGGATTAATTTCTAAATTTGTGTCAATTGGTTCATCAGTTTCTGCTAGGATATTAATTCTATCTTCTCTATCAATAAATACTTTACATAACCCTGTGTATGCTATTTCTTGTAGTGCATCCCATACTGATTGTTTTGGCATAAATGCACTTGGAATTGTTGTATCTTTTAGACTTTCTGAAATAATAAATTCTTTATCCTTAAAGCCTGATTTGGTTAGGATGTCATATGCTATATCATAAAGTGTTACTTTATATGCTAATTGGTATCCTACATATATTTTATTTTGTAGTCTTATTAGTCTATCAACGGCTGTACATTTAACCCATTGTCCATCTTGATCTACTTTCCACTCATCTGAATAAAATGTACCAAGTGAGGTATATTCAACTACTCCATTCTTTTCAATTCCGATATATGGCTTTACTTTTCTATCTAAAATAAGTAAATTTTTTAAATATCCAACATTGAACTTTCTTTCCTTATTATATATAGAAACTGTCATCGTATCTGAACTTAAGTTGTAGTTAGCATCGATTGACCCCATTTCTTCATTTACTTCAAATGATTGTAAGTCACTACCAATATACGTTTCTGCTAGCATATCAAAAAACTTTAATAATTTGACTACAGCATTTCCTTTACTCCACTTTGTAATTGTTATCTTTATTGATGTGATGTCTGATTGGTTTGTATAAACCTTTAATTGTGATTCAGTGTTCCCTGTTATTTCTTTTATTTCTACAACTGTGTCATTTAGTTTATACTTAAGTGTAAAGTCTACTGGATACTGTCCTAATTTACTATCTCCAATTATCATCCAAGAAGCTATTGGTCTATCTATGAAAAACACTTCAAGTGAAGGTGGTGTATCAAACGTGCCATCCTTTTTTGATAGTTCTCCACTCCACCATCCTATTATACAACTATCATCCATCATTTGAAATGTACCATCCATTATTGCATTACCATCTAGAGTGCAAGCTTTAACAGTTGGTGCAAGGTTTGTCTGATATACTTCATGTGGATGACTTATTGTAGAATCACTACTTGTTTCAACATTTGTAATACTTGAAATGTCTGTATCTGAATAAACTATTTCTACTTTACCCAATACTTTTCTAGGGTTTTCTAAATATCCCATTTTATTTCTCCTCAAAGAAGACTGTTACACTTTTCCAAATGACTTGACCTCTTACCCAATCATATCCAGTTTGATATGCAATATCACTTGGTTTTGCTTCAATCGTTACATCTTCTCCTGTCTCACTATCAAAATATGTTACATTTACAAAGCTACTTTTATTTATTTCTTCTTGTAATATCTTCATGTTGGCAATGTCAAGGTATTCCCATGAAACATCAATCTTTCTTTTCTTTCCTATCTCATCGACTACCATTGTGCCGTCCATTGTTCGTTCTACTTTATCTAGTATTTCTATTGAATGTGATACATCTTTAGGAGGCTTAATGGCTCTCCCATTTATTTTAAAGAAATCCATTTTATACCTCCCTTAATGTAATTCCATTTCTCTTATATTCTTTTGTTAGTTTTGGTGCAATTAGTCTTGCAAAAGTTTGTCCATCAATCTGAAGAACTATTTCTCCATTTGATTCTCCTTGGATTGGTGTGATGTTGTTTGCTTGTAGCATTCCATTTAGTAAGTCTCCAAATGGACTTGAGCCTTGCCCTACCATTGCACGATTAGGATTTGTTGACATTGACAATGCACTAGCAACACTCAAAGCTGCCATTCTTATCATTGGAATATCTGCATACATATCATCTTTCATCATGTTAAGTAAGTTTGGTATCCATTCATCTGCCTTACTACCTGGTCCTTTTTTAGTGGGTGATCCAAATCCTAAAAAGTCAGCAATTGCTCCACCGACATCTTCTAGTCCATCAACTAAACTATCCCAAGCTTTTTCAATTCCTTTTCCGATATTATCAATTAAGTTTTTACCCCAATTGAATGCATCACTTATAATATCTTCAAAGAAGTCTCCAATATTACCAAATAGGTCAGTAATTGAAGTCCATATACTTTCTAAAGTTTTCTTTATACCATTAAAAGCATTTGTGAAGAATTCTCCAATTTTATTTGTTACTGTTTTAAAAGCATCAGCTATTCCATTACCGATATTTACAAAGAAATCTTTAATGGCATTAAGTGTTGGTTCAAGCCACCCCCATATCCAATCTCCTATATCAATAAATCCTTGCTTAACTTTTCCAAACCATGTACAAATAGCATCCCAAACACTAGACAAGAATCCTACAATAGTATCTTTCATAGGTTCAAAGAATTTCATAAAGCCTTCTGCAAAACCTTTAAAGAACTCCCAAAAAGACAGTCCAAATTGTTTCAAACTTTCCCAAAAGTCTATACCTGCTTGTTTAACATATTCCCAAGCCTGGCTCCAGTCTCCTCTTAAGAAAGCACATAAAGCTTTTATAATATCAAGAATAACATTAATAGATGCAATTATTGATTCAGTAGCTGGTCCTAAAGAACTAATAACTCCATTAATAACACCACTAATAATACTGAATAGTGTAAGTATTACTGCACCTAATAAGTCAAATATTGGTTTTAAAGTTTCATAAAGTTCCTTAATTGTTTCCCAAAGGTTTACAAACATACCTTTTAGTTTTTCCCATATAGGCATGATCTGGTCAACCATATTTTGAAATACTGTAGAAATAACACCAGCAAATGTTTTAACGATGTTTACCACAAAGTCAATTAATCCTTTTACGATATTCATTATTCCATTTCCATCTTGCTCAATTAAAGTCTTTATTCCACCTACTGCATCCTGTACTATTTGTTTTACTTTTGGCCATACTTGTTGGAATAGTATTAAAACATTATTAAGAACTTTTCCTATAACTTCACTAATTTTTGAAAATGCAGTTATAATCATTTCTTTTATCTTTTCACCATACTTTTCCCAAAATGATTTAAATGCAGTTATTACATCAATAATTACTTCTTTAATATAAGGCCATACCTTTTTAGTAATATCTAGGATTTGTTCAAACCTTTTTATTACAATAGTAGCAACAAGCTGTAGTGCATTAACTACCGCTTTTTTTATTGCTTCACCATTTTTGTCCCACCATGTTTTAATAGAATCAACTGCTTTAAGAATTCCTTGTTTTATCGTATCCCATAACTTTAGTACTTTATTTCTGAACTCTTCATTGTTTTTATAAAGCATTACTAGTCCGCCTGCTACTGCCGCAATTATTGCAATAATAAGTGTTACTTTAGAAAATAATAATGGTATGATTTTTATTAGGCTTGATACTCCACCAATTACTTTACCTATGATTAACATTATTGGTCCAATAGCTGCCGCAATAAGTGCAATCTTTACAACCATTTGTTTTTGTACATCATTTAATCCCATCAACTTTTGTGTAAGAGGGGAAATATATTTAGAAATAAAATTACGAATCATAGGAATTAACACATCACCAAATGATATAGCAATTTCTTCCATTTCTGATTTTAATATTTTCCACTGTCCTGTTAATGTATTAAGCTGAATTGCTGCCATCTCGTTTGCTTTATTGGTTCCTGTAATACTTGCTGTCATATCTCTAATGGCATCTCCACCTTTTGATAAAAGGGCAAGCATACCAGGTCCACCACGAGCACCAAATATCTCCATTGCTTGAGCGGTTGATAATCCTGCATTACCAAGTACATCTACAATATCTGCAAAATCATTTGTTGCTGGGTTTACTTGCTCAAACGCTATTCCTAATTCTTCAAGTACTCCTAGTGTTGCGGCTGTTGGATTCATCAGAGCAACAAAAGCTTGTCTTAATGAAGTACCTGCAGTTGATCCATCATAGCCTGCGTTATAAAGAACACTTAATGCTCCAACTACTTCTTCAATTTCGTATCCTAAACTATTTGCTACAGGTCCAACATATCCCATTGAGTTTGATAGTTTGTCCATTGATGCCATTGAGTTACCAATAGCACTTGCAAATACATTTGTTACTCTTTCAGCACTACTAGCCTCTAGCCCAAATTGGTTCAGTGTTGCAATTACTATGTCTGTTGTTGCTGCTAGGTCATATTGAGTTGCTGATGCAAGGTTTAATGTTGCTTCAATAGATGCTGCCATTTGGTCTACTTTATAACCAGCCGATGCCATGTAGTATAAAGCATCTGCCGCATCACTTGCACTAAACACAGTCTTACTACCCATCTCACGTGCAATGTCTGTCATCCTTTGAAGTTCTTCTCCTGTTGCACCTGCAACTGATGCAGCATTTGCCATTGATTGTTCAAATTGAGCTGATGTTTTAACAATTGAAGTTCCTAATGCTACAAGTGGACCTGTAATTGTTGCAGTTAATGTACCACCTATTTTAGTAAAACTTTGTGATACCTTTTGTAAACTTTTTTGTGCATTTTGTAATCCTTTTGATAGTGAGGAAATGTCTGCCGATATTTTAACAACCAGGTTTCTAATTACTGCCATATTCTCCTCCTATTTAATGATTACTCCTTTCTCTGCCGCCATTGCTTTAAGTATTAAATCACTTTTGCTTACAGTATTCTTCTTTGGTTTTCTTGAATCTCTTATTAATTTATCAAGTCTTGGTAATTTCTTTTGTCTTGCAAATGCTTCAATATGCCAAGCAAGAGTTAATTCACTTTCAAACTTTTCTTGTTTTTCTTGATTCTTTTGCTTGGCAATAAGCATTAATTCGTAAGGAGTATATTCTCCTACAATAAGTGGATCAATACCAAAGTGAACTACTGCATCATCGCATAAGTTATGTAAGTTTAAAGTGGCGGCTTCTATTCCCCCGCTTTAGTATCCTTTGGTTCTCCGAATGCTAAAGTTAAGGCTTCACCGATTTTTTCTGCTACTTGTTTTAAGTCTGAATATTCATCAATCAAATCTCCAACTTTTTCTACTGTTAAAGTTTTGTCTTCGTGATATAGTCCAGCGTATACAATAGCAAGTAAATCTTTAACACCAACATTTGCTAGATCTAGTTTCATTAAGTTTTTACCTGTAATGTCTTCGATTTTAGCAAGTGCATTCATTCCATAACGTAATGTTCTTGGTTTATCTAATTCAAATGTAATTCCTTTTTTCATTAATTAGTCACCTCAAATGATAACTTTCCATTTCCTGTGAATTCAACTGAAATACTTACTACATCATCCACTGGGTCTTCTACTGATAAACTACTAATGAATGCTTCACCTTGATAGTAATTATTTTCATCCACATATAATTGAACTTCGACAACAGTCCCATCTAAATATGCTTGTTGTAAAGCATTTTGACCTGTTGCATCAGTTGATACAGCATAGTCACCTTCGCATGATGCACTCCATTCCTTTAAGCCAGCAATATAGCTTTTCCATTCTTCACCAAGTGCTGTTGTTTCTAAAGTATCAAGTGAAAGTTCTAGTGACCAACTTTTAATACTTGCAATTTGTTTTGTACCATTAATACAAATTCTTCCATATTTTCCAGCTAATGCCATAAAATTAATTTTCCTCCTTAGTTTCATTAAAATGTATTTCAAACTCGATTGCTGACATAAATTCTTCTACATCAAACTTAAGTGATGAATTACCATTTATATCAAAATCAGTCTTAATAAAAACGGCTTCAATGAATAAGCCGCACATGTCTCCTCTATAATCTTGTAGGAGTTTTTTTATTAGTCTAGATAACTTTCTTGCTTCCTTAAAAGAATTCGCATGACAAGTTATCTGAACTGTTTGTTTTACGTATCCTGTATCTCCTTGAAGTGCTGAATCATAGTTTGCCACTACTGGAGCATAAACAATTGCAGGAAGCGTGCAGTCTTGAGGTAATAACACAGGATATATTTTGTCTGTTACAATTTGTCTGATTTTATCATTACTTGATAAATATTTATATAATGATTCTAATATGTCCATTACCAACTACCTCCAACAGCATCTGAAACAGTGTCAGTTATTTCATCATTAATATTAGTTTGGTTTTCATCTACTGCACTTCTTAAGAAAGGTTGTGCAGGATGATATTTTGTTCCAAGTTCTACGTGTGTTCCATATTTTAATGATTTATCGAAATCAATCTTTACTGTTGCTTTCTTTTTTGTTTGTTTATCTTTTGTAAGTTTTAAACTATTACGAAGTGTTCCAGTATCCACAGGACAATTCCTTTTTGCTTCTTCTAAAGCAATCTCTCCACCCTCTAATGCTGCTTTCATTAAAACATCTCCTGCCGCATCATCCATTGCTTTGAGTTTCTTAATTATCTTTTCTGCACCATCAATCTCAACTTTAACTTTTCTTTGTTTTGCACTATACCCCATAACTTACTATCTCCTTACAATTTAATGTCATCATTTTGTGATCTGAATTAACATCAGGATTTCCAATGATTTCGTAAGTCTTATCTAGGTATTTAATTCTATTTAAAACTGTTACATCTTTTCGGTATCTAATAGTTATAGTTGTTACGTTTTGTGCATCAACTTGTTGTGATCTAAATACTTCAGTTCCACTGATAGGTGCAACATGAGCCCATACTGTTTTATACTTTATCCATTTACCAATTTCTCCACCGTACTCGTCTCTTTCTTTTTGAAAAACAAGGATATCAACTCTTCTATTTAATCTTCCTATATCCATTAAAACTTTTCCTGTCTATATGCAAATAGCATTCTTCTCACTAGATCAAGTGTGTCTTTTAGTGATAAGCCTTCTTTATCTGATTTTGATACTTGTCTTTCTTCATAAAGTGTTCCAACAATAATAAGTACAGCTTGGTTAATTGGTTCTGGTATATTTTCAAATTCAGTTAATGGTTTTCTAATAATATCTTCTACTAATACTTTTCCAGTAGTAATTAGTGAAAGGATGAGTGCATCATCTTCATCACTATCTACTCTTAAAAAATTCTTTACTTCTTCTAGTTTTAACAATGCACTCTACTCTCCTTACTTATTCTGAATATCTTGGATCATATGTTGCAGCAATAATCGTACCATTAACAGTTGAATCTTTAACACCTGTTAAGCTTACTGCTACTCTATCATATAAACCTTTTAATGTAATGCTATCAATCGATAATACAATAAAACCACATTCATCTTCAACACCACCGATTGTAAACTCCTTACCAACACTATCTATGTTGTTATAAGTAGTTTGACCAATCTTTTCTTTAAATGGAATTGATACTTCTTCACCATCTTCTTTCTTGGCTTTTACAGTAATTGTAGTTTTTCCTGTAGTACCAATTCCTGTTGCAATAATGAAATCAACTGTCTTGTTGTTTGTAAGTTCAACAAATTCAGTTGTAAGGTCAGAAGCAAAGATTGCTCCTACCTCACAAAGAACGTTATACTTAATTAGTGTTTTAGCCATACGATACTCCTAGTTACGTTTAGCAAGTGTTACGTATGGTGATACAGTTGAACTTCCTTTATAAGGTGTTAATGCTTTGTTCCAAATTGGTTGACCATCACAACGATAGATGAATCTGAACACATTTTCATCATATAAGAATCTTACATGAATTGAACTTGTTGCTTGTACTCCACCTTTATCGATTAATAAGTATTGTGTTGTATCACATAATACGATATCACCAATTTCTCCTGCCGCACTACATTGTTCTAGTGGAATCACAGGACGACCAAACAATGTACCATAAGGTTTTTCTGATAAACCACCGGCAGGTACATATACTGGTGTGTCACCAATCTTTAATGTATAAAGGTATGGTTCGATTTCTTGGTTAATGTACCATACAGCATTAGCACGTGAACGGCTCCATAATCTATTCCACATTTTAATTAAGTTTTCAACTGTTAATTTTTCAGTTTGACTTGCTTCTTTAGCAACAGTTACTAAAGCATTTGAGTTTAAGATACCTAAAGGTTCCCCAGTACCACTTCCTGATAAAATTGCATCATCAATCTTGAATCCAAATTCTTCTGCAAATGCTTGTTTGATTACGGCTTCAAGTGCTGTTGAGTCTTGTAATAATTCATCAGTTGCATAACATAAACCTGTAAGTTTTTTAAGTGATAATTCAATTTGTCTGAATTTTGGTTTTGATCCACTTAACTCATCGGCTTCACTTTCCCAATAAGTTTGTACTCCACCAAAACGACTACCATTAGCACGAGAATCTTCATCAACTGCATTAATCTTTAAACCATTAGCATTTGTTGAAATAGGAATCTTTTTAACACGACTTGCTAAAATACCTGTTTCATAAGTTCTCTTTAGTAATTCTGATACGAAATCTTGTTGTACTAAAAAGCCACCATCACTTGGATTTGTTTCATTTAACCCACTTGCAGCACGTGTAGTTAAACGCACGTCTACTTGTCCACCAGGCATTGATGCACGATATGCGGCCATTAACTGTTCACCAAATGTTTTAAATCTCTTCTCATCATTTTTAGCTGGTGTTGGTTTTACTTCCACCATTTCTTCATCATTTGTTTCTGGTTCCATTGCCATCATTTTTTCTGCACGTTTGATTGATTCATCCCATGCACGAATTTCAGTTTCCATCTTATCGATTTCTGCTTGTTCAGTTTCAGTTAAGAAACGATCTTCTTTTTCAGCTTTATCAAGAATGCTCATTGCTTTTAAACGAGCATCTTCTCTTTTAGCTCTCATTTCCATTAATTTCTTCATTGTCATAAAACTAATACTCCTCCTATAAATTTTTAATTTTTGTTTTAATGTTTTGAAGTTTTTGTTTTTCTTTTGCACGTTTTGCTGCGTTTTGTGCTTCATCCAATTTTGATCTATAATCTTTGTAACTTTCCATTGCTCTTACACCAACATCAGTTTGTGTGTATGCTGGATATGTTACTATGCTTACATCAAATAATTGGACTTTCTTAATTTCACGAATATCAATTCCATCCTGTGTACCCCAAGTATCTTCAAGTACAATAAAACCAATTGACATTTGTGAGATGTCACCACGTCTTAAGTTCTTAATTAGGTCATTTGCCCAACTAGTATCTGGTGGTGTAATAACAACTCTTAATCCGATTTCATCTTCTTCAAGCTCAAGTGTTCCTGCTTTGTTTCTACCTAATACAAAGTTTGGATCATGATTGAACAATGCTCTGATGTCATCAAGTTTAATTGTTTCAGTAAATGTTCCTTTTCTTACGATTTCTTTAAATGGAAAGATTCCACCTAAAGTCTCACTCCAAGAATCAAATACTGATGCATGACCTACGATTTTTCCATCTAGTGAGTCATCTATTCTTAATTCTTGAATCGGAAGCATTCTTATTTCTTTCTTATTCTTCATTTGTATCTTCCTCCTTATCTATCTTTCTTATTGGAATCATATTTCCATTTACTAGATAGTCATCTCCACCTAGTTCAGTTGCAACTAGTGGTAAGTCTTCTAGTTTTCTTATGTCGTTTGTAGAAAGCCAACCATTTTGTCTACCTACTGCGTATCCTTCCATTCGTGATTTGTAGTCTCCACGAAGCAAGCCATCTACATTAAATCTTGCAAAATAAATTGTTCTTTCTTCAGCACTTAATAATGCTCTTGCAATTGCTTGTTCCCATCTAACTATCCAAGGTCTAATTGTGTGTTGCACAAATTCTATTGATTGATGTTCAATGTTAGAAAATGTTGCTCGTTCAAGGTCTCCAACTAAATGTGGGGGAACTCTGAATATTCTACATATCTCATTTACTTGATACTTTCTAGTCTCTAAAAATTGTGCATCTTCTGGTGCTATACCAATTGAGTGGTATTTCATTCCTTCTTCTAGGACTGCTACCTTATGTGAGTTTCTAGTTCCTTGATATACTTGATTCCAGCTTTCTCTTAACTTTTCTGGATCTTTTAATATTCCAGGATGTTCTAGTACTCCACCAGGTCTTGCTCCATTACCAAAGAATTTTGCACCATATTCTTCAGTTGCTAAACTTAAACCTACGGCTTCTCTTGCCTGTGCAATTGGTGATAAGCCTTTTACTCCATCAATCGATAAACCTTTTATATGAAATATTTGATTTGGTTTATACACATAGGTTTTATTTGTTATATCATCTGAATAGGTATATTTAATCTTTCCTGTGATAGTGTCACGTTCAACTGTCATGTATTGTGGTTTCAAATACCATAATTCAGTTACGTGACCTTGCTTTCGAATAATTCTTGCATAAGCATTACCATATAAAAGTAATGAGGTCATCATAATCTCTCTGAATTCAAAACTTGTCATTTCATCATTTGGTGTTTCATATAGGCATGAAAAAAGCGGATGTTGACCCGCAAATTCATTTTTACCATTTGTCCCTTTTTTGTATAAGTGTAAAGGAAGACTTGCTACAGTTTCTGCTAGTATTTTTACACAAGCATATACTGCCGAAGTTCTCATTGAGCTTTCTTCATCTACTCTTACTCCACTATTACAATTACCTAATTGGTTATCTACATCTACACCTTTTATGAAGTCTTTCATTTGTTGAGATTGGTTTCTTGTTTCTTTAGGACCATCTCTATTTTTTCCAAACCATAAAAATCCCATTTTGTTCCTCCTAAATTTCTACACCATTTCTAAAGTGTTTTACTACTCCATTAGGGTTTTGTTCTTTATAACGTTTAACAATAACATCAATATACTTTGGTTCTAGTTCAATTCCATAGCATCTTCTATTTAATTGTTCACATGCAATTAATGTTGATCCACTTCCAAGAAAGCTATCCCAAACAATATCTCCTTCATGACTTGAGTTATAAATTAATTTTGCACATAAGGTAATAGGTTTCATTGTAGGATGTTCTACTGATTTATTAGGTTTATTATCAAGGATTACTGATGTTTCAAGTCCTGTGATTTTATTTAATATTTCAAGTAGTTCATTCTTACTCATCTTCTTACCATTAAGTCTTAATTCTTCTATAACTGTTGCAATAGTTCTATCATTAATAAAGTAGTGTGCTGCTCCTTCTTTCCAGCCATATAAACAATTATGTGTAACTATTCCATCTGATATGTAATGTTCAAATTTTTCAACAGCTAATGAATATACTGTTCCATTATAAGTTTCATATTGTACTTTATCTATTGGTTTATACTCAAAACTTTTATCATTATGATACTTATCATATGGTACTGGAACAAGCATTATTTCTGGAATTAAATTACAAGCTTCTATTCTTGATGTTATTCTGCAACTTAAATGATGCTTTTGATTTTGTTTATCAATGAAAGGATATTTTATATTTCTACCAAAATCATTTAAACATTTAATGGCATTAATATTTAATTGTTCTAAATTTAAATTTTCGTAAATCCATTTAATATCTTCCTTAGTTCTTGTTTGACATTTTGTTGTAATGAATCTATCAGTTTCCCAATGTGTATACGGAATTCCATATTTCACTGAAATAAGCTGTTCTGCTCTTTGTGCTTCAATTTTATTTTTATACGTTTCCAATATCCAACAAGATTCACCTAGTTCTTGTCTTAATCTTTGTTTAACTCCAAAACCACGTGAGTTATATGTTTCTGTTATACCAACTCTCCACCAATCTCCTTTTTTCATAAGATAAGTGCAATATGTAGTTCTCTTTGTGTCAGCAAATTTAATTGAAAATTTATGATTGTCTGTTGCTTTAGTAACTTTATCTCCAACAAAAATAGAGTACAAATTTCCATCGTACTCCCTGCTTGCTGTTCTTATTTCATAACCATTTTTAAAGCCTTTTACACTACCACTATTAGTATCAAAACTAATCACTCTATCCCCATCTTTTAAATTTTCTATTGGCACTTCTCCATTTGGTGTTCTAACCATTGTACCTTTAGGTTGACATGGTTCGTGGATCCATTGATAATCTTGTCTTCCAAGTGTGAAATGATTTTTATACCACACTAGTGTTTGAGCATATTTGAATCCTGCATCAATCATTGCATTAATAAAGTTTACTGTTTCTTTAGTTGAGTGGAATACATAGATTGGTCCACCATCTTTAATCATTTCAAAACACGCTTTATAAAATCCTAATAAGAATTCATAGAACTCACTATCTGACATATTATCATTTGCTATGTCTCTTCCATTTCCTGATATTGTTCCACCATAGTCAATGTTGTAAGGTGGGTCAGTAACTACTAAATCTATTTTTTGTCCATCTAGTACTTTCTTGTAATACTCAACGTTTGTTGAATCACCACAAATGATTCTATGTTCTCCTAAATGATAGATATCTCCTAGTTTTGTTTTTGGCTCTTTAATTTCTTTGACTTCTTTTTCTGGATTAAAGTTATCTTCATAGACATTCTCCATTGATCCTTTACCATATAAGTCTTTTGCTTCTTTTAAGTCAAAGCCTGTTAGGGTAATATCATATCCTGTTAGTTCTAGTTCTTTTAATAAATCTCCAAGCAAAGCATTATCCCATTCACCACTAATTTTGTTTAGTGCAACGTTTAATGCTTTTTCTTGTTCAAGTGAGATGTTTACTACAACACAGTCAATTTCTTCATATCCTAAATCTTTTAATACTTTTAATCTTTGATGTCCGCCTACAACTGTTCCTGTTCTTTCATTCCAAATTACAGGTTCTACATATCCAAATTCAGTAATACTCCTTTTTAGTTTTTCGTATTCTTTGTCTCCAGGCTTTAAGTCTTTTCTTGGATTGTAACTAGCTGCTTTTAAATCATCAATCTTCTTTTTTACAATTAGCATACTTCCTCCTAAATTTATAAAACAATAATACCTCGGTCATTATAAATACTTTCCTTGTTATCATTGCCACATCTGATTGCTCTATCTAGTGCCATAACAAGTGCAACAGCACCATCTATTCTTTCAATCGATTTTTCTTTGTCCATTTTAATGTTTCCTGCCGAGTCTTTTTTAACTACTACATTATCAATCATCCAACGAAGTGGAACATTTCCACCATGTGCTATTTGATGTTTTAGTACTAGTCTTAATAATTCTTTTGTTGGAAATGAAAGTGACGCCATACCTTGTCCAAATGGAACTACAGTAAATCCTTTGTTCTCTAGGTTTTGACTCATCTGAACTGCTCCCCAACGGTCATATGCAATTTCTTTAATGTTATATATTTCTCCTAGTTCTTCTATAAACTTTTCAATATAATCATAATGAATTACATTTCCTTCAGTTGCTTTAATGTATCCTAATTCTAACCAATCATCATATGGTACATGGTCTCTTATTACTCTTTGTGTTATTGTATCTTCTGGTACCCAAAAGTATGGAAGCACATAATAGTGGTCATCTTCTTCAGTAGGAGGAAACACGAGCACAAATGCGGTAATATCAATAGATGAAGAAAGGTCAAGACCTGCATAACAAACCCTACCTTTTAACACATTAGGATCAACTGGAATGTCACATTTATCCCATTCTTCCATATTCATCCATCTTACTCTACTTGATACCCAAGTATTTAATCTCAATTGTCTAAAGGTATTTAGCTCTGATGGACTGTTTTTAGCATCGTTAAATGCAGCTCTAAATCTATCTAACTTTATGGTTTGTCCAAGTGATGGATTTGCTTTCTTCCAATTTTCTTCTAATGTATAATCATCTTCTTTTTCTAGTCCATATATTACTGGATAGAATGAGGAGTCTTTTTTCTTTCCTTCTAGTATTGCTTTTGCTTTTTGATGGAGTTCATAACAAATACTTTCAGTTGAATCACCGGCAGTTGTTATGTAAAAGAAAAGAGGTTGCTCTCTAGCATCCCCTGATCCTTTTGTTAATACATCAAAGAACTTTCTATTCTTTTGTGCATGTAACTCATCGAATATTAATCCTGATATATTTAGTCCATGCTTTGTTCCAACATCGGCTGATAATACTTGGTACTTTCCACCTGATGTTCCCATTTTAAGTTCAATTGATTTTGTGGATGCGTATATATCTGACCTTTTCATTAAAGCTGTTGATTTCTTTACCATGTCAGTAGCAACCTCAAATACAATTGATGCTTGTTTTGTATCTGATGCGGCTCCATAAACTTCTGCACTAGGTTCATCATCAAAGAAAAGTAAGAACAGTGCAACGGCGGCAGCAAGTTCACTCTTACCATTCTTCTTTGGTATTTCTACATATGCTTGCCTAAATTGTCTGTTTCCATCTTTATCTACTATTCCAAAAACATCTCTTATGATTTGTTCTTGCCAAGGTAATAAATAGAAAGGTTTCCCTTCCCATTTACCTTTTGTGTGTTTTAGGCTTTCAATAAAGTCTACAGCAAAGTCTGCTCTTTCTTTATCGTAATGACTTGTCTTTAGCATAAACCTAGTAGGCTTATAGTTTCTTAGTTTAGGATAGCCTCTAGGTCTAGTCTTAGCCATTTTCTCCTCCTAATATTTTTGAATAATAAAAGAGGACAATTAAGTCCTCTAAAGTTTTAAGAAACACACACGAATTTATTTTTACATTCTATTTTTAGTATCTGCCAAAGCTTCTTGCAAATATGATGGATCAAGCCCAACATCCATATATCCTTTTAAAATTGTATTAAAGTATTCTTGGTAAGGTAGTGCAGGATTACCATAGTTCATTATGTATACCATTGCATTTACCTTTGTTCCATCATCCATTTCTACATCAATCATTTCTTTTCGGTATAGATTTGGGTATCCTTCATATCTATCAAGTGCTTTTTCATCACTATCTTCAATTTTCCATACGGCAACTGGAACCTCGCATTTTACACAAGGTTCGATTGTTGCTACTCTTCTAAATGTTAATTTATAATCAATTATCTTTCCTGTTCCTACTACACTTGCAGTGGGGCATCTCCACCCCATCTGCATCATGTTTAGGTTACTTCCATATGCTACGTATAATTTACTCATTTTATTATTTCCTTTCTTATGCCATTTGTGGTTCTGGTCGACCATTTCTGAATGCGATGTCACCATCTAGGTTTTCTAGTAAGAAGTTTCTTGCAGTTTTGAATTCATCTCCGATTAGTCCTAATCTTAGTAGCCAAGTTCTGAATGTGTACTTTTCATTTGTTGTTGATGTTTTTCTTGGGCTTGATGCTTTTTGAGTTAATGCTTGATGACTTATTGCTAGGCATAGTTGAATGTATGTTTTAATCTTGCCAGCGTGTGTTGTGCCATTGAAGCATCTGAATTCGATTGTTCCTTTTTGCCATACTGCGTGTAGGTTAAGTGCATGATATCTACTTGAATCATAGTGGTCATAACGTCTCCCCATATTTCCATTGTACCATAGGTGTCCTATTGTATCAGTTGATTGTGGTTTTGTTTTGTTTAGTTTGTTTACGAATGTCATTTCGTTTTTCTTGCACCATCTTTCAGCTCTTGATTGGCTTACACCTAGTGATTTGAATAGGATGTCTTCTTTACTTGTCATTATGTTTACTATGTTTCTGATTGATCTTGCATTGTGTGGTGCAGC